ACATCTGTTAAAGAGGAGGTATCACTTGTATTTGTATCAGTTGAAGCAATAGTTATAGTACCAGGCCCTTCAGTAATGGTAACATTAGCTCCATCAGTTAAGGTTGCATTAACCCATTTATCATTTTCGTTATCCCAAATTAGTAGTTCCCCACTATCAGGAGTACCTGTAATTGTAACATCTGTTAAAGAGGAGGTATCACTTGTATCATAACAATCGTTACAATTTAGGGAACTTACAGTTACTGTAGATGCCGCAATATCAACCCTAGTTCCGCCAGCACCCGTTATGGTTAGTTCAGAATCTGGTTTAACAGCTTGAGCGCCAGTCCCATCATCATCCCTAATTGTCAGCCAAGTGGCCGAGACAGTTGACCCTCCGCCACCCGCTGGGACCGACCAACTACCGTCAGCAGCTAAGAAGTGTGAGACAGAATCTGATCCGTAACCTGAAACAAGACCCGCCGTACCCCCACCAGCAAAAGCACTGACCGCCAGTACACTTGAGGGTACATACTCCCCAGTTTGATATTCGCTTAGCTGTGTAGGGGGACTGCCTGAAAGGTGGAGCGGAGAATAATCAACCATGCCTCTAGTCCCCTAGTGTTTCTAACTGTCCTCTCCATTGTCTACCCTCACCATGTTTAACGCCGTAATTTATATGCAAAGATGTCGCAGCAGATGAGAAAAACTGTACCTTATTTACTTTTTGTTCTTTTAAATCTAAAATAAGGTTAACACCTCCTCCTTGGTGTGTCCCCATCTCCGACACCCCAAGCATCCCCGTCCCAAGAGGTGCATTTGGTGGTTTATCAGGGTCTATTGGGGCTGAGGCGGCTAAGCTACTGGCCTGTAGAGTAGCAAATTTAGTATTGGAAAGATAGCAGTTTGCATGAACATAATTACAGTTTAATAAAGCTCCATTAGAATCTCGTAAATCTATTTCTACCCATGTATTTGCGCCTATTATTATACCAGCCTTACAAAATGGTTTCATATTAATCTCCTTGTGGGGTCAAATGATACTTAAAGGCCTGTCCTGTAGGTATATTTACGCCGTAATTGAATGCTATCTGCTTAGAGCCGTTAGGGTCCCCAAGTAATTGAACTCCAACCTCACTAACAAAATAAGGATGTAAATCTAGTACTTTGGATGCTCCCGCCCCCTCATGAGTACCCATAGGAATTGTAATGCCCACTTGACCGTTTGCATTAAACGGATAAGTACTATCAACAGCTGCGGAAACAGCATATGTAGCGGAGGAAAGTCCACTTACCGTAACAAGCCAGCGTGACCCAGCAACCCCAGTTTCCAAGGGTATACACTCAATCCAATTGGACTTGATAGCAAGCCCAAAAGAATCTGTTAAGGTTACTGCTGATGCCCCATCACCAGTAATAGAGACAACTTTTGTAAATGGTTTCATTTAAGATCCTTTATCGTCTGGGAGGAAATTCCTTTTCCTCTTCCTCTTCCTCTTCCTCTTCTTCGGGAAATTCTTCTTCGCCCTCTTCTGGCATTTCTTCTTCCCCACCTAATCCCAAATCTTGTTGTAAGTCTGCGATTAAGTCTTCAAGCTCTCTTAGGTTGTCCACCAACTCTTCCTTAGCTGCCTCTGGATCGGCTTCAGCCGCCATCTCTTCTGATCCCAGATCCCCGCCCTCTTCTGGCTCTTCGCCCTCAACTGGAACATCTTCTGGGGCCATAGCTGGCTGATCCAAATCTTCATCGCCTAGCTCTTCAGGAGGCATTTCTTCACCTTCCATCCCCTCTTCAGGAGGCATTTCTTCACCTTCCATCCCCTCTTCAGGAGGCATTTCTTCTTCTTCAGGAGCCATATCATCAGCCTCAGGCTCAGCTTCCATAGTCTCATCAGAAGGGTACTGCTCTTCTTCTTCGGCAGCTACTATATCAGCATGCTGACGAATAACATCGAGAAGACCAGTTATGGATTTGAAATCGCTTGCAATATCAGAGTAAGAGTCAGGGTTTAAAGACACTCTCTCAGTTATAAACTCGCCATACCCAGCTTCATTAAAAAGCTCATAGAGGCTATCATTTACATCTATTGCTTCAACACCAGTCTTCCTTTTAAGCATAGCTGCTGTTTCTGAAAGAACCTTCTTCTGGAGGCTCCCCTTTGGGGATAACTTAGAAAGAGCTTCAAAAATTACAACTTGGGTATTTACTAGACTCTTAAAAGTTAGAGGCTCCTTGAGATTTTGTACATTAATTCCATACTTTTCATTTAGAAAACTAATAAATTCTTTTCTAACAGGAGCTTTCATTTCAAACAAATCAGCAACATAACCCTTAATATCTTTCGAAGAAATCTCTTTCCCCTCACTTATACTAAGAGAATTATGAATACATTCTGATAAGTTCTTTTTAGATACCACCGCAAGGTAGGGTACTTCAGCAAGAGCTTCTGCTAAGACTTCTTCAACACGATCTTTCTCTTCATAAATCATAGCAGCCAAGGTGCGAATCTTGTCATTGTTTGCCCAAACCGTACTGAAGTTTTTCTTTGCTTCTATTAGCTCTTGCTTTACCAACTCTTGTCGGCAAATCATCTCATAGATGGAAGAATTATTTCCCTCTTTTAGAGTGTAGGATTTGTTCTCTACGAGGGAATCCAAAGTAAGAGCAGGAAAATCAAAAGCTTTAGACACAGTATTAGCAAGCTTAAAGGCGTTTATTACTTCTGGTATTTTGGATATTGCTTCTTTTTGTTCGGAAAGATATTCAGTAATTTGTGGGCGCATTTCAAGAAAGTTCTTAAATTCCGCAGTCTCTACTATTTCTAAAGACTTGCTAAATTTCATAGACTTTTCAATTAGATGTTTGCGAACTTTATCAAACTTTAGTCTGTTTTCCCATAGGGAAAGAATATCACTAAAAGAAGTATCAGCTTGACTGAAATTATCTTCATACAAACTATGTGTAAATTCTGAAATTTTTTCCTTTACATAGCCATCGAAAGCGTTATCGTCACGAAACTGCGTAACTGATATAACTTCAATGTTATCAAGCGCAATATCATTATCAATAGTGTAGTCTCCATTAATGATGTTATCACTTTCCGTAATATAAGTAACACGACCCTTGTTGCCATCAATATTGAATAAAGCAATATTCTCACGAAGAGAACGCCCAAGACAGTCACCTAATTTAATAAGTGATTTAACTGTCGTGTCTCGTTGATCAAAAAATCTTTCTAACATAGTAATATCCTACCTTTATTATACTAGAGTGTAATCTAGTTTTATTCCACTCTATTCTGTATCTTATTTATAGCCCGAATTATGGCTTTACTTTTAAAATCTGAGGAACCCGACTCCCTAAGTATCTTTTTCTTAATTTTATCAAGAGTTGCTAAAGTTTCTTCTGGCATGGCTGTAGCAGGTATATTTTCCATAGGCTCTTGACCCCCAGCCTCCATTGACATATCAGGACCAGCCATACCCTCCCCAGGCATACCAGGGGGAGCCATCACAGCCTCCATCTCCTGCTGCTTTTCAAGCTCTTCGTCTAATGCTGATTCTAAGTCTTCAATTTCATCATCACTAAGATCGTAGTACTCTTTGTATATATGTTTCTTGGGGAACAATTGTAATCCTAACACTGCCCCCACAACCCTAGCCTTTTGCTCATCCAAATCCAACTTTCTTTTTGTAAACATATCTGAGGGATCTGGTAGTTGTATCCTTAGCTGCTTAATAAGGGCCATGGGAAATCCCTTAAGCTGGAGGTGTCTCTTGGCAATTGATTCTAATCCAACTTCAATAGAGTGTTGAATTCTCAAAATAGTTCTAGCAAACTTCACATCTAGCTGCGATAAGTTTGCCTTTCTTTCTGGAGACTGATCTTTTTCTACAATATAGTCTTTTGGAATTTTAAGGGCTGCTAGAAGCTTATCCCTAAAGTATTTGACATCATCAGTCTCACCTAAGTTTTGCGCCCCAGGCAGAGTTTCAATTTTTGTGTTGTTACCTGTTTTAACTGGTACGAAGAAATCTTCGTCTACAGACAAAGGATTATAACGAGCGTCTACTTGCCCAGTTCTTGAGTTATAAAACTTTTCCTTCTTAAATTTTTCTTTAAGACGCTCAATAAATACTTCAGCCTTTGTTGTAGGAAGATTACCCACATCAATATAGAAAATTCGTCGTTCTGGTGCTCTTTGAAGACGATAGATAAGCATGGCATCTTCCATAAGCCGCAAAGACCTAAATATACGATGCGCTAGTGCTGCGATAGATTTTCCATATGGATAGAATGCTGGGTCAGAAGTATGGAGGCGGAAATGTACAATTTGGTTTCGATCAAGCGTTATGTAATCATTCTCTGACATTTCTTGTGCTTGCCCACCGTAAGCAGACCAGTCTCCCTTTCTAGGAATCTCTTGCAGGAAGTCTGTAAGATAGCCGTACTCGTTTTCTACCCGCAACAGATAGTTTGGGTTAAGAATTTTTATTCGCTGAAGCCCTCGCTTAGGCTTCTCTACATCTAGAATAAGCTCAGTAAAGCAATCACCATACTTTACCGTATTTCTAAAGATATCCCAATAAAATCTATCAAGTTTGATTGATTCAAACATTTTTTGGACTTCTTCAATTACCATCTCGTCATCATGCTTAATGATCCAACGCTCCCCTTTTATATCCAATTGAGTGCCGTCATCTGAATAAATATCAAACGCAGCTCCCACTTCTGGATACTCATCCATCCCTTCGTACTCACGATATCGAAGTTTCCTATTTCTCTCAACCTCAGGTAATTGAGGAGTCGTGCGGGACATACTCATCCCAACAGGTCCGTCGTTCTTTATGACATCGGATGTAACGACTGTATCCCCTGCAAGTGGGGCGGTTGGAGTATCCCCAATCTTTCCTTGATCTGCTACATAGGGCTGAGCCTTTGTAGCGAAGAACTTGGAAAACCACTGCCCAAGTTTCCCAGTTGCAGAGAACCAAGACCTCCCCCCCAGTGGGGTACGAGTATTAGTCCCACCGAATTCGGTGTAGCCTTCTTCTAGTATCTCATCATTATCAGGTCTTATTTCATCAGCCATCGTATATCTTCTTCAGTTGCTCCACCATAACTTTGTAGTGGTATTTTCTTTAATACAGTTGGTGCCAAAGGTTTCCTCTCTTTATGAGGAATTTTGGTATACTCTAAAGGAGTACTATCTATAATACTAGTTAGCCCGTATACACCTAAAGAAAGTGCAAAAACTAAATCATCATGTTTCCCAGTGTCCGCTTCTACTCTTCCAGTTTCTGTAAATACAAAGGTCAGTAATTCATTAGTTGTTCGTTCTGAATTAATTTTTAACATGCGCATTCGAATTGCCTCTTCTAGGCTAGCAAGCAAGATATCCCGATTTCTGGTATTTACTTGAAAACCTATTTCATTTTTCTCATCTGACCACATGTTATCATACTCATAAATATTTACCAACCAATCAATTAAATTATTTCCAATGGTATTGCGTTCTACAATAATTTGAGCATCATTATAAAGCCTACCTTCCTTAGA